GTTTGGACGCCTCGAGATTTGATCAACATGTATCTGAGGTGGCTCTCCGGTGGGAACACAGCATCTACAATGCTGTTTACCAGTCTAAGGAGCTGAGAATGTTGTTGAACATGCAGCTTAGGAACAAGTGTCGTGGATATACATCAGACGGTTGTCTGAAATATACCACACGAGGCACTCGCATGAGTGGGGACATGAACACTGCTATGGGCAATTGCCTAATCATGTGTGCCCTTATCCACTCATACGCCTCCGAGAGAAGGGTTAAAGTAGAACTGGTAAACAATGGAGATGACTGTGTGGTCATCGTTGCAGGGAAGGATCAGGCAAAATTCGAGTGTGGACTCATGGCCTGGTTCGAGGAAATGGGTTTCACAATGAAAGTTGAGGCACCCGTGCGTGTGTTTGAGCAAATTCAGTTTTGCCAAATGCAACCTGTTTTCGATGGCTCCAAATATGTCATGGTCAGGAATCCAGTAGTTAGTATAGCCAAGGATGCAATTTCCCTCAAACCCCTCGATAGTAAGGGCATCTTCCAGAAATGGATTGGTGCAGTCGGGGAGGGGGGACTTAGTCTCACTGGTGGCGTCCCGATCCTTCAGTCATTCTACTCCTGCCTGGAGCGAGGCAGTGGTGGAAAGCGGCTCAAGGACGACCCCACCATGGAGACTGGTTGGTGGTACTTATCTAGAGGAATGCACAGGAAGGCATCCAAGGTAACCACAGCGGCAAGAGTGTCGTTCTGGCTCGCCTTCGATATTTCTCCAGACTTACAGATAGCCGTTGAGCGCTACTATGATTCCTATACACCTATCTGGGGACGTCCTATGTTTCGGCCTGCATCAAGGCCAAACATATGGATCAACTAGACACTCGTTGGCGGAGTACCGCCCGTGCCCTCTGAGAGGGGCACGTTAATTGCCATGGGGTTGCTACATTTAGGCCCAAAATCGTATTCGTGCTAACCAAAATGCCAAGAGACTGCACGGCGCCGGGGGAGACCCCTTGTAGTGATGTACAGTCCAGTAGTCAGCTGTATCCCATACATGACAAATAAAACTACCTCTACCCGAAAGGGTAAAACCCCCGCTGGAGGACGATCCAGCAGAAGAAATGAAAGCGCAATGATTATTCGCCCACCCAATCCTAGCCCCGTCGGAGTTGCATACAATACCCAAGTTGTCAACTCCAAGCCCCTGTTCTTACCTGCCGATGGTGGCGTGAGAATCCGTCATAGGGAGTACGTCGGGGATGTTGGCACGAGTAGCTCTGGATGGGCACTAGTCAACACCCTCGCCATTAACCCTGGGTTGTCGGGAGTATTTCCTTGGTTGTCCTTAATGGCCCAGAACTTTGAGAGCTATGAGCTCCATGCTCTGGCATTTGTGTACCAGGCAAGTGCTCCCACTTCCCTGGCAGGGACTTTGTACATGGCCTACGATTACGACCCGGCTGACGCCCCTCCTAGCGACAAAGCCAGCATGATGTCTAACATGTCTGCTGTTGCAGGAAGCCTTTGGGCATCGAACCGGGTTGCCCTTGATTGTAAGGCCGCAAGAGGGCTATTGGGCAAATTTACTCGAAACACTGGTATTCCGACTGGGACTGACATAAAGACATATGACGCGGCAAATTTGAACATCGCCGTGGAGGGTGTCGTCATGTCATCACCTGGTAATATCTATGTTGAGTATGATGTTACCTTGAAGATTCCCCAAATTCCTACTAATTTCGCTGCTGGTATCTCGCAGCGAATTACGTATGGTGGCACTACTGGCATTAGCCTTGCCAATGATGGATATGTGGGAGCCCCCATATTGATCAGCCAAGCAGGCAGCCTCTCCATTGGTAGATGGCTGTGCAATCAGGCTGGTCAATATTTGGTGGAGTATGCCATATCCGCCACCACTAGCGGTGCCAACACTGCCGCGTGGACTATCGTTTCCGGTACTGCTGCCGTTACTGATTTGGGCTACGCGGCGTTGCCTACTTCTGGCACCGCTCTTGGAATCTTCCAGGCCATCCTCAATGTTGCTGATGCAGGAGCAATCCTGCAATTATCTTTAGCTAATGTTGCGTCCTTGACCACGTACTACATGCGTGTTGCTAAGTACGCTTACAGTTTTAGCTAAAATGGCAACCTAGGCAAGTGACCGCGACCCACTGGTGGTCGCCGCTTACCATTAGTTGGTGGGAAGTATGGTTCTGTGGGCAGTCGGATCTTTTCAGTGGTAGCGTGGAGAAACCTCGTACCATCTGAGCAGCCGTTACCCCGGCCACACTGGGCCTGGCCCGCCCACCACCAACCAATGGTGTCCCTCTTCGTTGCTCAACTGAGTTGAGCGATCCACCACATCCATGTAGCGATACATGGGGGCATGGGGGTGGAAAACCCAGTGACTCCTACTGGTCATCGAAAGAAG